GCCAACACGTCTCTCATAAATCACGGAGCGATCTTGTAGCCCCACTGAGTCCTTCTCCACACCAGTTTCCTGGCTCACCAGCTCACAGAACTTGATCAGGAGACGATCCATGACCTTCTTCAATTCAGCGGGTACTTTGGTTTTGTTCGCGTAAGCGTCCTTCCGTTTCTCCTTGTAAGCGGTAGATGCGGCCTCAGACCCAGTGTCAGCCACACCAGGTGCGCCACCAGCAATGTTGGGCGCAGCCGGCACGGCCGACCCCGTCTGCGCAACGTCCTGTACGACCTCGCCTGGCCCGACGGCGGAGGTGTACATGATATTGGGCAACGGGCGATATGCGAGTGGGATTTTGAAGTATGCTGCAACGATCGCTTCGACGCCTCCCTCGCGCCAAATCTTCATTCGCTGCATCACCCTGCGCACCTCGGACAGGCCATAGCCACTTGCTCTCCCATTGGCCATTAGCACAAAGTCCTTGTAGTCGAGCTCGCTCATCTCGACGGAGGTGTTTGGCCCGACCGTGCCAGCGAACTTGATGCTGACGATCGGGCATTCGATAGTACCGAACATACCGACGATGAAACCTTCGGCAATTGGGGCCCCCGGGGAATTCACGTAGGCAACATTGTCTGCCTTGCGCAACTCCGTTCCGGCCAATCTGGTCCCAGGCATAAACTTGGCGTACAGCTTGCTGATACACGCGTGGGACACGAACACCGTGGTCTGCGGACAAAGCCAGACGAACTTGACGGTAGTTCCAGGTTGGTACTGTGTGTGCACATTATAGGTAGTGAAGCCAACACCACCACGATGCTGAATGTACACAAGATCATTTTCACTGTAATTCCAAGGGCGCTGGTCGGTGTACGCCGCACCACACACATCGCCCACGCGTTCAGTTACACTCACCACGTGACCACCGCCTTCGCGCTCCTTGGCAGTGTAGTAGTAAGTGGAATCCGGCCCGCGACCCGCGAGTTTATTGTACTCTCGCGTAATGATGACAATCTTCTGGCCGGAGAACGCCGACAAGTCGTCGATGTAATAATCCTGATCGACGATGGTAATGACCTTGTCGTGGGTGTTCTGATCGCTGGGATCGGCGTGCATCAAGTCCTTAATGTCGAAGACAGGACGCTCGCCAGTGGTGGATTGCAGGTCGCGTGCTGCGGAGCTGATGCTGGTATCGAACATCTTGAAACCAGCATTCGCTAAGTAACTCCGTAGCTGCCTTACGGCCATTTCGCGCGACTCGCCCGCCACCGGGTGGTTGCCTCGGTTGCGCTCGACCGCCTTCTCGCTGACGCCCTGCGGCACAAAGGCGAGTGCCGCGCAACGGAACACAGAGTGCCCGTTGCATTTCTGGGTGTCAGGTCGCTGGCGACGAGGTGTGCTCTCGAAGGCATGCGAGTAAATGTTGTGGCGGAGGAACGCCGAGATTGTTCGCCTCATGCGTTCTTCGCTCTCCCCACGTTTTGCCATGTCGGACAAGTAAGCTTGCCAGTGCCAGAACGGTATGGTGCCGGTCTGGCGCGAGCGAAACTCATTTTCCAGCCAGCGCTGCGCGACCGAACTTACGGGTAACCCGCAGAACGATATCTCGCGCGACGCAACACGGGCCAGTGTCGACATCCAGTCGATTCCCTTCGATCCGGCGAACTTGAGCGCGAATTGGCGCGCTTCGTCGGTGTCGGGGTCAAGAGCCTCGAGCATGTTGCACGCCAGCGTAGAGACGACGCCTTTGGCTTGTGGTCGAGGCATGCTAATACCGCTACGACGATTGATCGTGTCGTCTTCGCGTTGTTTAGCATAGCGCTGAGGAAGAGTCAGACTCTCCCAATCGATATCACCGCACGGCGTGTGCGGTGTAAGACTTTTACGGTCAGCACCTGCAGATGGTGCCGGAACCTCTTGTGCGACTGTAGTAGCCGCCATCGATGGCCCCTCCGATACAATTCCCTTCTTTACGGCTTTCTCCCTTTCGAGAGCACGCCGGCTCGCTTCTGCATCAAGGCGAGACTGCTCGGCAACACGATCCTGCAACACCTTAGTCGATTGGCTCAATGAAGAGACGTTCAAACCAGATGCTGCGTCGAGTGCCTCCTGCTCGAGAGCACGGCTCGCGAGCAGGTGGAGAGGCGTAAGCTCCTCCACGTCGGTCTGGATTCTCATCCTATCCGACTGCGACATGCCCCATAGGGCGTCGGCGAACCATCGGGGTCCACCGCCGGTGTGGGATGCGCTGACCTCACCGGAAGCACGTGCGAGATCACTCGACATGCTTATAAGCTGCGCGCGACGGTCTGCTAGCGCCTCACGAGGAAGCTAAGGAGACTTGGCCGCTGCGCTGCCAGGGGGTAACCACTGCTTAGGTGGTGGTGGTACGAAGTTCT